ATGGCGAACAGTGAAGAAAAAGAAAAAATGGCAGGATTTGAGGTTATTGTAACTTCAAAATCTCAATCGCAGGCGGTATTTATTGAGGCGGTTGTTATGCCGGAGATTGCCGCAGTATTGGAAAAATACAAAAAGGATATTATCGAATTAGGAAAGGAGCAGTAAAGATGGTTAAATTAGTCGGATATGTAGAAATGAAAAAGAAAGTTGGAAAGATACTTTTTGTAGAGCAGGATGGTGTTGATGGATGTGTTGGTAAGGCAACTGATAAGATTTTTCTGTTTGATAATTTGTCGCAGAAAATAAAGCCGGATTCTGTTGGGCATGAGGTTGTTGTTAGTTATAGCTGCGGTTATAATGGCAAGGCTTATGTAGCTGATGTTGTAGTAAAGTAGGCTTACTATGGAAAATGTATTGACTACTGAAGTATCAGATACAGTTACAGAAGTTGCGTCCAGTGATTTATTTGCTACCCATGCTGGAAATATGGAAGTATTGCTTATATGTGTATTATTTGGAATCGGTGTGTTGTGTGGACTGGTTATTGCAAAAATATTGTTCAATAAGGTGAGGTATTAAGATGCAAACGTATGATATTTATGGTGCAATTACAATCTTCGGAATGGGTATTATAGGCGGTTTTCTATTCGGTTGTTCATGTGAAGTTATATCATTTGCAATCGGTGGAATTATAAAATTTTTCAAAAAAGCATGAAAGGAGAAGATAACAATGGAAGGTATTCAGACTGCATTGACAGAAGCGTTTACAACTGTTGCTACCAATTGCAATACTGCAATTGCCAATGTATTACCTGTCGCATTAGGCGTTGTTGGTGCCGTAATGGTTGTTACGTTCGGTATCAAGGTATTCAAAAAGCTGACTGGTAAGGCTTAAGGTACGTTTAGCAACTGACTGGCATGGAATAATTTTCCATGCCAGTTTTTGAATTAAAGGAGATTACACAATGAAAACAATTGCTAAAAGAATATGTATGATATTTATGGCGTTATATTTATCTGTATCAACTGTTGTATGTGACTATCAGCAGGCGCAGGCGGCAGAATGGGCGTATACGTTATGGTCTTTAAGTGAAGTCATGGGAACGCTTTTAGGTATGCTGGGAATAACTTGGACTGCTGCTGAAGCATATGAAAATAAGGATGTCATAGAAAAAGATGCAAAATCAATATTAGAATCCATGAAAAGTGCGGTTGATTCTGAGATGGATGGTATAGATGAAACGTTTGATATTTGGTTGGATGGCGTGGTACAAGATGCTCAGGAGACTGGACGTATTGTAATGGATGCTGGCTCGGATGGGTGGCATAAGTTGAAAGAATGGGCGGCAGATATGTTCGCTGGTACTGATGGGTTAAAGGTTGGAAGTAAACCACACGAAGCTTATCCAACGTTAACGCCGGGTTCAATTGCTGATACGCTTTCTATACAATTACCGTATTTAACCACTTCGCAGATGGAACAAATCAAAGCTAAGTATGATGATACGGATTTTAACGCATTGACTATTTATAAATACCAATCAAGTCAAACTAAAATATATCCATATGCTGGTTCTGACATTCCATGTACTGTATATTATTATTATATTACTGCCTATAATGTGCCGGATAAAGCAACTGTAAAAGGGCGGTATGCAGATTATAATAATTATTCCGGTGGCTTGGTTTACGATATATATAATGCGGATGGAACGCTATATAATACAATTAATGCAATGTCCGGGACTGGTATGGTCTATCAAGTTGCTATAGGTACTGACAGCAAGCCTATCTATCGTTATGCGCCTAGTTATGGTGTGAGTAAAGCTATTGAAGCAACGCAAGGTACATATTTATTTAATGGTGGGATTACTAATAAGTATGGTGTAGCACAATTAATTGACTGTGCAAATTGTAGGGGGCGTGTATTGTATTCAACGATACCGATAGATGGCGTGCGTGGAGACCTTGCGCCGGATGTTATTTTCCCCAAAATATTAGGCGGACTGTCTGTGCCGGATTCAATATTAGATTTAATAAATAGCGGTACTTACCCGGATGCATATGATGTTGTTGTACCGGGGCAAACTGCCGGAGAAGATGAAGCTGGCAACAAAGTTATAAACGGTGATATTGATGTTCCTGTGTCAGATATCCCAGTTGGTGGAGTTGCGGAAGGTGACGCAGTTATTGATTTGCCTATACCGGGGGTTACTCCAGTTGATAAGGTTAAGGATGTTGTAATTGATACGGATATTCCAATTGATGATGTAATAGATGATACAACTAATCCTGACCCTCCAACGGATGATAAAAATAACCAACTAAAATATGACGGATGGACAACTATATTCCCATTCTGCATACCGTTTGACTTGGTTCGGTGTTTCGAAGTGCTAAGGGCAAAGCCTGTTGCTCCGGACTGGGAGTATACACTAAGGGTTGATTCGTTAAATTTTGAATATACGTTTCATTTGAATTTTGATAAGGTACGACCATTGGTAACAATATTCAGAACTGGAGTATTGCTAACATTTATTGTCGGTCTAATCCTAGTTACTAGAAACATTATAAAAGGATAGGGGGATTTTTATGGATTTTTCAGCAGTATCGGGCATATTTGATAAGATATTAAAGTTTTTGCCAACAAGTCCATTTATAACATTTATAAATAAAATGCAGGACTTGCCATACTTAGGCTATCTCAATTACTTCTTGCCTATAAGTCAGATTATTGCAATTGGTGAAGCGTGGCTTGTGGCAATTGGTTTGTTTTATGCGTACCAAATTATATTAAGATGGATTAAGGCAATAGAATAGAGGTGAATATATATTGATAACGTTGTATTCGGGTACGCCGGGCAGTGGTAAATCGTTACATCTAGCGGAAAAGTTATACTATAGAATCCGTGCCGGGCGTCCAACAATCTGCAATTTTGATGTTCATGTGAACTATAAAAAGATAAAGGCTAAAAGATTCTATGATTCATTCTGTTATATTGACAACTTGGAATTGACGCCACAAAGACTTATAGAGTATTCACAAAACCTATTTAAAAACAAAAGACCCAAAGAGGGTAGCATATTATTGGTGATTGATGAATGTCAGATATTATTTAACTCAAGGGATTGGGGGCGCACTGGTCGTAATGAATGGTTATCGTTTTTTACGCAACATAGGAAATATGGATATGATATTGTATTAGTGAGTCAGTTTGACCGGATGATTGATAGACAGATTCGTTCATTAATAGAATATGAACTTGTTCATAGAAAAGTATCTAATTATGGTTGGATTGGGAAAATATTGTCTTTATGCAGTATAGGCAATTTATTTGTATCAGTTAAAATTTGGTACCCAATGAAAGAAAAGGTAGATAGTCAATTCTTTAAAGCTCATAAAAAATACTATAGCCTATATGATACCTATAACATATTTACAACGCCTGGTTGAATGGGTGGGGCATGGGGTCCCCACCCATGATGCCAAGCGTTGCGATATGTTAAAAAATCATATAACCATTTTTGCGTAACCACATTACAAACAATATTATTACAAAAGTAGCAACAATTCCGCAAATATCGGTTAGTATGGATTTGTTCCCTTTGCCGGAAATGCGATATGTTTTTGGCTTGATTTTGATTTCTTTGAATCTATTTTTTCTTCTCATGTTTTTTTATCTCCCATATCTTTAGAATGAACAAATGTATTGTAGCATATCTTATAGTGGAACGTCCAGTAATCCCGAAGTAGCAAGGTAGAAATTGGCGCAAGCGCAGCTTATCTAAGCTGTGCTTGTTTGCCTATGTATATAAAAGACTATTTTTGTCAACGGCTCGTTTTTTTTAGCCACTGTTTTTGTGGCCTAAAAAAAATAACCAACGGTTACCGTTTACTAAAATTGGCTTTTATGTCGGTAGTAGCTTGCGTTCGAAAAAGATAATACAATTGTCTCTTGTGGTGGTCAATTGCTGGTGGTGAGTAACCAATAATTATATAATGAGTTCCAGCCGTGTGCCTGCACACGACTTTATTATGGGAAAATCTCCGGATTTTCCCTACCTTTGCGTATATAAATCAATATGTCAACGCCTTGCTTTTGCTTGCAAAAGTTGCATCCATAGACGTTTTATCTGTGGATGCAAGGGTTTACATGTTGTATTTTATACGCTAGAACAGAAAAAAACGGTTGACATCCGTGCATTATGTGTGTTATATATTGATTGTGAGTTATTTATTCGTAAAAGCTGTGTTTTGCGAATAGATAACTCACACTCTATATATACCATACTAACGCACAAAGCAGCCTTTACATCAAGTCTTTTGAATCTAATATAATTGTAAATGGACCGTCATTCAGCAAAGTTATCTTCATATCGGCTCCAAAGGAACCAGTTTGTACATCTGGAACTTCGTCACGACATTTTCCAATGATATATTCATATAATTCATTGGCTTTTTCTGGATTACCTGCATTTACAAAGGACGGTCGATTTCCCTTACGGCAATCTGCATATAATGTAAATTGTGAAACTAACAAAAGGGATCCATTTACATCCTTTAGACTTAAATTTGTCTTGCCATTCTCATCTGCAAAAATCCTTAATCCCAATAGCTTTTTAACTAATTTATCTGCAATTTCTTCATTATCATCCTCCGCAATTCCGATTAATACCAGGTATCCATTCTGAATGGAACCAATAATTTTCTGTTCAACTTCAACTTCGGCATGTGTAACACGTTGTATTACGAATTTCATTTTCCTAATTCCTTTCTTTTTCATATTCTTATCCTATTATATATGTAAGGACATGGATTTTCCAGTAATTTTCATGTATAATGTATTCGTAAAACACAATTATTACAAAAATTTGGAGGTTATTGATGAAACTTCAAAAATTATATAGTTATACCAGAAAGGCGATTGATGATTTTCAGATGATTAAAGAAAATGATTCTATTGCGGTTGGTATTTCTGGTGGAAAAGACAGTCTTACTCTTTTATATGCGCTGGCTGGTTTACGTAAATTTTATTCAAAACACTACTCTCTTACTGCTGTAACTGTCGATTTAGGTTATCCAGATTTCAAACTGATGTCAATTAAAGAATTATGTCAGGAACTGGATGTACCATATCATATTATTTCCACAGAAATCGGTGCAATTATTAAGGAACAGAATATAAAGAACAGTCCATGCTCTCTTTGTGCAAAGCTTCGTAAAGGAGCATTGAATCAGGCGGTCATTGAGCTTGGCTGCAACAAAGTTGCTTATGCGCATCATAAGGATGATATCATAGAAACGATGCTGCTTTCTCTTATGTTTGAAGGAAGATTTTATGCATTTCCACCGGTTACACATCTCGACCGTAGTAATCTTGATGTTATCCGGCCGTTGATGTATGTTCCGGAAGTCGATGTAATTGGTTTTAAAAATCATTACAATCTTCCTGTTGTTAAAAATCCATGTACATTTGATGGAAAAACAAAGCGTCAATATGCCAAGGATTTATTACAACAGCTTAATAAAGATCATCCTGGTGTAAAGAACCGCTTATTTACAGCAATTTTAAATGGAAACATTCCAGACTGGAGGCAATTATCCAATGAATGAAAAGGCATATTATGAATCAGTAAATACAAAAAATGAATTAAAGTTACGTGAACTTCAGAAGGAGCTGCCACCCTTCTGTCGTGAATTTTTTATTGGAATGAAAGCTTCTGTTTCATCACGGACACTACTGGCATATGCATACGATTTAGGTATATTTTTTGATTTTATACATCAGAATAATCCCATTTGTGCGAAAAAGCCGGTAAATGAATTCACTATCGATTTGTTAGACCAGATTTCGCCTATGGATATTGAGGAATATCTTGATTATTTAAGGGTTTATGAAAAAGATGGTGTTGCGCATACCAATGATGAAAGAGGCATTTCACGTAAACTGGCAAGCTTACGAAGCTTTTATAATTACTATTTCTGTAAAGAAATGATAACAAAAAATCCTGCACAGCTTGTCCGGATGCCAAAAAAACACGAAAAAACCATAACGAGACTTGATGTAGATGAAGTTGCTATGCTGTTAGATGAAGTTGAATCTGGTGAAAAATTAACCGAACGCCAGCAAAAGTTTCATGAACAGACCAAATGTCGTGACCTTGCAATTATGACATTGCTTTTAGGAACAGGAATCCGTGTTTCTGAATGTGTGGGACTTGATATCACAGATGTAGACTTTCGTAACAACGGAATCAAAGTACATCGAAAAGGTGGTGCAGAAGTCGTTGTATACTTCGGTGATGAGGTTCGCACTGCTCTTTTGAATTATCTGGAAGAAAGAAATACCATTGAAGCTGTGGAAGGAAGCACCAATGCCCTCTTCCTTTCCCTGCAGAAGAAACGAATCGGTGTCCGGGCAGTAGAAAATCTGGTAAAAAAATACTCGAAATTAATTACCACGATGAAGAATATTACACCGCATAAACTGAGAAGTACCTATGGAACGTCACTATATCGCGAAACAGGCGATATTTACCTGGTGGCTGATGTCTTAGGCCATAAAGATGTAAATACCACGAAAAAGCATTATGCGGCCTTAGAGGATGAACGTCGAAGAACTGCTCCAAAATATATTCATTTGCGGGATGAATAA